TCATACCTTCTACCATTCTCAACTCCACGAACCAGAAACTGGTTCCCGATTAGTTGGACATTGGTGTAGAATTTCATGCTATAAGGTCTTGATATTTTTCAAGTAGGGTGGGTGTTGGTTCAACAATAGTTAATATTTTATCAGATCCCATCATAATTGCAGAATCCTTTGTGACAGTTGATAAAAAGGGTTCCAATACTGTTTGACCAGTCTCTGTGTTAATAATGAATGGGTTTGTTAGTTTACAATCAGGTTGCCCAATATCTGCAGCAGCAACCTCATCAATCTCCGCTATCAGTAGATGGTGATTCATCAGTGCTATCACCTTTATTGTCTTTTCCATAGTTTACTACATCCTCAATGTACATTTGTTTTAGTTTATCGATTGGTTCTACCATAGTAATTAACCAATCAGCAGCAATAGGAATATTATCCTCTTTTGTTAAGGGCATCCAGGGAAATAATGCTACTGAGAACTGTGCTTTACCATCTTCAGTATCATCAACCACTGAGGGATCTTGCATCTTAACAATACAAGGTTTATTAAGAAAATACCCAACTATTTTCCTATCCTCATCAGTACCAACATTCATTTCTTTAACATCAGAAATGATATCTTCACCAGACTTTAGCAATAATAATTTAATAGACATAATTTAGATCCAACGTGTTACTACTAATTCTATGGAGTTGTCATCCATTTCCCATTCCTCCTCAACTTGGAATCCCATCTTCTTAACTGTATCATGAATTGTCATTCTAGCATACTGTTGGTTAACTTTGTCAAGAAACCTTTCTACTGGAACTGGTTGATTCCAAGTTTCTAGATCTGCAACCAATTCATACTCACCAGTCATTGGATTCATTCTAAAACCAATGTCACTACCAATAGCAAGTTCTGCCTCAATAGTTTCATGACCAATACCATGATTACCAGTTACTTTAAGTTCCTGATCTTCTTTTACATCATACTGAAGTATCTCCAGTGCCTCCTGTAGTTGTGGTTTGTTCCTGAGTTTCGTTCTGATTGCGGAGAAGTGAGACATTGTTTGAATAAAATTCTGGTTTGAATTGACGAGTTTCTAAATCGCCAAGTTTATTATCTATTTCTTTAGTGAGTTCTACACACTCATGCGATGTGGTTCCCGTGACTTCTTCAGTTACGTAACCATCTTGCCGAATTGTGAACTTAAGTGTTTGTTGTGGCATCGTCATGTTTGTGATTTAGTTTACCTGACATTGCATATGCGTCTCTGTTCCCACCATGACCATGTGCAATTCCCAGTTCATGCATTTTAGCATGTTCGTCAATAGGATCACGTAATTCTGTTTTACCAGGACCGACTGTAAGCCATAATCCATATCCCATGATAAAGAATAATAGTCCTACGATAATGAATACTAAAACCATTTTTGTTTTTATTATAGCAATAAAAAAGAGGTCTGTAAAGACCTCTTGTTATTTAGAGATTAAAGATAATCTTTTCGACTGTGATGTTCTGGAACTATCTTATTCAACTCCACTGTGAGGAGTCCATCAACAAACTCGACGGATCCAATCTTCGTATCATCGGAGACCGTCCAGACCCTCTCAAAGGATCGTTGTGCCAATCCTTTATGGACAAATTCTCCAACATCTTCTGATTCTTCTTTCTTGCCCTTGACATATAGTTTTCCAAACTCCGTATAGACTTTGAGCTCATCTTTCTTGAAACCTGCCAAGGCGATTTCCAACTTCGACTCATGATTATTTAATTGTATCAAGTTATATGGTGGATAATTTGACTGTGGAAAATCTGAATTAAAGAAATTATTCAGATACTCATCCATCCCTATGCTGTTCTTAGTAATCTTATCGAAAAGATCTGGAAGATTTGCAGCGTGATACCTTGCTAGTGTGTTCATGGTTCTCCTTAATAAGCGAGTGTAAATTGTGTCCCCGAAGGCGACATTACTATTTAACCATGTAACATAAAAATATGGGATGTTGAATCCCGTATTTTCTTATTCGGTTTCCTGCGTCTTTCCCTTCTTACCTATATTATACTTCTGCTCCAGGACCCAATCACCTTTATCTTTATATGAAAGAACCTTAATCTGATTAAGAGGAGCAATATCAGTAACTGATTCTGCCTTTACGACAGATATAAGTCCCCAATCAGAAAGGAGGCGAGTAATGCGGTTCCGACGCTGAACGTCATTAGCAGTAAGGTTAGCGTGTTTCCCATCAAGTGCAAATAATTCCTTAAAATGTACTATATAATATCTTCCTTGTTTATGCAAGATATGACAACTCTGATATAATTTCTTTTCTTTTCTTGATGCTACACCAATTCTTGTAAGGGTTTCCCTAACCTTTAAGAAATCATCAGGTTCATTTAGAAGTACCTCTACCATCTGGTCTTGCGACCACTTTACTTCTGGTTCTACCGTAGTAGTCATTTCATTCCTCCAGTATCAAGTCGTTGTTTAATAAATTTAATTTGTTCAGGGGTTAATATTTTCAGGGCATTAGATGCCTTTTCGTTACTATAACCATAGTATTGTTTAATGATTTCGAGGTCTGTGACTTTATCCTTACGGAGCCAGGGACTG